AAGACTTGTTGTTCAAACCAAGCACGACTCTTTTTAACTGCTGTTTTTAGGTCGTATTGATTCTTTTCAAATACATCGAGTAAGGTTGATTTTTTAGCCATAAGATTATTTAGGTGTCAGACCCAACTCGTGTTCAGTTATAATTTTAAACTCCCAACCACGATCTTTAGCGTAATTAGTTGCAGCTTCCCATTTTGCTTGGTTTTTCATAAATGTTAAAGACTCCATTAGGTATCTTTGTGTTCGTTTTCCAGGATATTCTGGTAGCTGAGTTTGTTTATAGGGTTTAACTTCAACAAGATATGTTTTTCCTGTATTTACTGTTATTTTAAAGTCTACGAAATAACGATGAATGTGATTATCCGTAGGACAACGATAGGGTATAATCGTTTCCTCTGAAGACCATTTAACTACACTGGGGTTTTTATCACACCAAGATGCAAACATAGTTTCCCATGAACTTCTCATTATGATATTGGTTGGATCTCCAGCGTATTTTTCTGGGAATATTGGAGTGTACTTTCTCTTATGGAACATAAATAAGTAATTAGGATAAACTCCGTTTATTTAGGTCAAAAGGTACAAAATGGCTAGTCAAGCAGATATCCGCAGAATCGACAATGCTATCGATTCAGCAGTAACAAATCTCTACACCAAACGAGGTGGTCCACGAGAGTTTGAAAAAAATGGCGAATTAAACAAATATGAAGTAAAAAGCCATTCATATCCAGACGATTTGATGGCTTCCGATAATCGTTATGGTGGAAATTATGTTGTATTTTATATTAACATCGCTGTTGATTCTAAGTTAGCAAAAGAACTTGGGGAAGATCAATTTGTTAAAGAGATACCACCAAGAGATCGTGGAGATTTTGTTGCACAAAATTTAGATAGAACCAAATTGTTTGCAGCAAGTGCCACTCTTAATGCTGGTGGAGCACTACTTGGTAAGGCATTGGGTATTGGTGGTGCTTCTGCTGGTGCAGCTGCACTGGCTACTGTTGGTGCTGGCGCAACTGCTAATTATGCAGCATCTGCAAATCGAGCACAAAAACGATTAAAGACTGCTGTAGCCCTTCATGTTCCAAATCAATTACAAATCCGTTATGGTATGCAATATTCAGAAGAAGATACATTGGCGATGGCCATGGCTTCTACTGGTATTGAAGAGATTTTAAAAGCTACTGCTAGTGGTGGTAAGGTAAAAGATCTTGCTGAACCAGCACAAGCAGCAGTAACAAATCTTATGCTAGCAAAAGGTCCAGGTGCTGCAGCACTATCAGCTGCAACTGGATTAGCAGCAAACCCGAAGAAAGAACAAGTATTTAAAGGTGTAGATTTTCGAACATTTGCTTTTGATTATCAGTTCTTCCCAAGAAGTGCAGCTGAAGCAGAAAATGTGATGCGTATCATTTACGAGTTTAAATATCATATGCATCCAGAGTTTAAAGACTCAAATAATTTTGTTTATATCTACCCTTCTGAATTTGATATTTTTTACTATCAAAATGGGTTGGAAAATAGAAATTTACATCGCCATACATCTTGTGTACTAACAGAAATGAATATCAACTATACTCCAAATGGTAACTTTACTACATATGATAATGGTATGCCTACACAGATTAATGTAACAATGAACTTTAGAGAACTTGCTCTTCTTACCAAAGATAAAGTTAAGGATGGTATGTAATGTACTTCAAAGAATTTCCAGAATTTTTATACGACTTCCGCTATGGAACATATGAAACAAAAACTTCAATTGTAAGAGACATCACACGAAATGTTCGTTTTCGTAAAGAGGTTTTAGACAATATTGCAGTATATGACGAGTATGATATTGTAGATGGAGAAACTCCAGAGATTATCGCAGAAAAGATTTACGGTAATCCAGAATATCATTGGATTATTATGCTAGCAAATCAGCGTTATGATTATCTAACAGACTTCCCCTTACCTGAATTAGAATTGGTTGAGGCAGGCAAGGCAGTTTTTAATCCATCATTTACCGCAACAAGTTGGTCATATAGTGGCACAGCAATTACAGTAACTAAAGCCATTCATGGATTACTATCCTCACCGACTACAACAGTTACTTTATCAGGTGCAACTGCTACCACAAATGCTCCAAATGGAACATTTACTATAACATCAGTAACAGCAAATACCTTCACATTTACTGCATCGTCTGCCCCAACTGGCACTGCTGGTGGGACAGTCACAGTTAAAACTACTGGTCGTGAAAATTATAGTCACCACTATGTAAATGCTGCAGGATATAATGTTAATTCGACAGTTGCAGGTGCAGTTAATGTAACAAATATTCAATGGTTTAGAGATGAAAATGAAGAGAAAAGAAGAATAAAAATTATTTCACCACAAATTATTAATAAAATTCTAACAGATTATAAAGATCTATTGTAATGAAACCTAGTCAAGTATTAAGATTTGCTGGTGATGTCAGCATTGATAAAGTCAAGATAATTACCGCAAAGGGTTTTTATCAAGATGTTGGAGCACAAGTAATTAATGTTCAATTTTATGAAGATCTTTTTGCACCATTTATTACTGGAAGTCTAATTTTAAAAGACTCTTTGGATTTAGTTAATTTATTCCCATTTATTGGTGAAGAATATCTTGAGTTAGAAATTAGTACTCCCACTCTTGATAAAAATAATATCAAAGGTAAATATTACATCTATAAAATGACTAACAGAGAAATGTCTGGAGATAAATCAGTTGTTTATCAATTACATTTTATTTCTGTAGAAGCTGTTGTTGATTTAAATAAAAAAACTAGTCGTGTATTTGGTGATAAAATTTCTAAAATGATTGAACCATTTATCAAAGATAAAACATTTGGTCTAGAATCTGATAAGAAAGTTTTTATTGAAGACACATTAAATAATACAAAATACATTTCTAATTATTGGACACCTATCGAAAACATTATGTACCTCGCAGATACTGCGATTAATACTAACAGGTCACCAAGTTATGTATTTTTTGAAAATCGTGATGGGTTTTATTTTATTAGTTTAGAGCGACTTTATACAAATGCTGTATTTCAAGATTTTGTTTATGACAAATATACTCGTGACGATCGTCCAGGTGGTGGTAGTATAAGAAATCCAGAAAAAGATTACAAGCGTATTCTTGAAATTAGTATACCAACGGCATTTGACTATATGGATCGTATTCGTTCAGGAATGCTCTCATCAAGACAAGTTTCTTATGATGTAACAAAGAAAACATACAGTGCTAAGAATTATAATATGTTTCAACGATTTGAACAACAAAAACATCTAAACAAATATCCAATTAACTCAGATCGTTCAATTTTTAGAGCAGCATCAAGAATTATTACCTATCCAAAGAATTTTGGAAACTTTAATGGATTTGGTGATGTAACTAATGCTAAATCAAATCAAGAAAGACTTTCACTATTAAAATTAGCTGAAGCAAACAAGATTAATATTACAGTTCCAGGAAGATGCGATTATACTGTTGGACAAAAGATTAAACTAGATCTTAAAAGAATAGAACCACTATCAAAGAAGGATGGTGATACCACAGATAAAATGTTTTCTGGAAATTACATTATTGCAGCTATTAATCACTATGTTGATAGAGAAAAACATGAGTGTTATATGGAAATTATTAAAGAATCATCTATGATGGATATGAACAGGACAAAATAATGAATTTTTACTATGGTGTTGTAGAAAATAGAAGTGACCCATTAAGACTTGGTCGTTGCCAAGTCCGTGTGGTAGGATTACACACTCATGATAAGTCACAGCTTCCTACAGCCGATCTTCCATGGGCAGTTCCAGTTCAGCCTGTCACATCAGCTGCAATGAATGGTATTGGACAATCTCCAATTGGTCCAGTAGAGGGAACATCTGTAATTATTATCTTTGCTGACGAGGGACAACAACAACCAATTATAATTGGTACTGTCGGTGGTATTCCTAATTCCCCAGCACCAGTTGATGCTGATGATAGTGGTCCAATTGCTGGATCTACTAAAACAGAAAATATTGAATTAAGAACAGTTCCTGGTCCAACCAATGGAAAAGTATTAACATTATACGATCCAGAAAATGGCTCAACTAATTTAACATCAGTATTAAAAGCCAATATGAAAGTATTGGCATTTGGTATTCCAGCAGAAACATTTATTGTTTCTATTAATAATGGCACGCAAATTACAATTAGTAATGCAGTTGTAAACTATGGTGAGAACATTCTCAAGTTTGAAGATCCACCAACTAACTTAAATGCAGTTAGTCAAAGTAGAGTGTTTGAAAATGTTTTAAGAGATGGTTCTGGTAATCCTGTATTGTCTGGATCTGGAACACCAGTAACAACTGGCTCTACTACTAGCACACCTGTTAAACAGACTTCAACAAATACTTCAATACCAACATTACCTCCAGCAAAATCATCTTCAAACCCATCAAAATCAGCAGAGGGTATTAAAGCATTAATTGCTGCATGTGATAAAGTAGGATTAACTACCAAAGAACAAAAGTGTGCATTATTAGGTATTGCTGGTGGTGAGTCAAGATGGATACCACAATTAGAGGCATTTAATTATAGTCCAAATAGATTAAAACAAGTTTATTCATTCGCCACTCCAGAAGACATTGCAACATTTTCTGATGCTACCAAAAAAGGTGTAACTAGAGAACAATTTTTCTCTTGGGCATATGGACCAACAAAACGAGGTAAAGGTTTCTTAGGAAATCTTACAGATGCCGATGGCGGAAAATACTATGGTCGTGGATTTATCCAATTAACTGGTCGTGCCAATTATCAGCGTTATCAAAATCTGGCAAATGCAACTGGACTAAGTTTAGATATTGTAAATAATCCAGACTCACTTGATAATGACATTAATGTGTCAGCACTGGTTGCTGCACTGTATATTAAAGATAGAGTTAAAGGTGTAGAATCAACTAGACATCCAGATTTCTTTCTTGCAGCTAAAAAGGCAGTTGGTGTAAACACTCCTGATATTGCAGCAATTAAACAATCTTATTATGAATACTTTTATGGTAAAGAGGGTACTGGTGGAGTAGAAAAAGATGCTGGACAACCAACACCAGAGCCACCAAAAGATGGAAATGACTCTACACCAAGACCATCACAAAAAAGTATTGAGACTGGTTCGTTTACTACTGGATTTAGAGATCCAAACAACAAATATCCATTAAAAGATTATATCGGTGAACCAGATACCAATAGACTGGCTCGTGGTATTATTGAAGGCACTGTTGTCAAACGAAAAGATGCACTTCGTGTTCGTGGAATACCAAAAGCATTAGATTTAGGTTCATGGGATCAACCAGAAGCACCTTATGGTGCAAAGTATCCATTTAATAAAGTTCTTGAAACCGAATCAGGAC